TCGTTTTCGGCAAGATATTTACTCCAGCCGTAAATTGTGCCATCTTCTTTATGGCGTAACCATCTTCTTTGTCCTTCCACAATATTCTCCTTTAAAGAAGAGGCGGGGGCCTAAACCCCCAACCTCGGTTTAACTTACGAACAATCTGCGACAACTGCCCACAAACGCATTACTGCTGCATCAGCTGCATTGACGGTTTTAACGTCAATTGTATCAGCTGCTGCGTAGTACTTACCGTTTGAGTAGCCTGTAACAGTATTTGGAGTTGCCTCTGTCAGTACCAAAGATGTAGAGTAGGATGCTGCTGTATTAGCATTTACTCCATCTAAGAAACCATCAGTGTCGTCTCCATCGCCAACATCTATAGTTAGCGTGCCACCTTCTGCTGTAGTTACATCAAGTCCCACTGCTAAAACCATAGTCTTAGCTGGAATGTGTAACGCTGTCAGAAAGTCGCCAGCTGTTAGAGCTGTTAAGCTCGCTGCTGCACGGTCAGTAGTAATTGTTGCGAAGTTTAAAGTTACTTCTAGAACTCCGACTTTACTTACGCCTGAAGCAACGTGAGCTGCTACGCCTAAGTTATAGCCTGTTCCATCTGTATATGTAGCCATTTCAACCTCCTATTATACTGTGACCACGGACTGACACAACGCTTCGCCTTTAGTAACTTTATAACCGTATACTTGTAGACCACGGATAATGTTGCCGAATGTTGTTTCAGAACGTAGAGTTTCAAGATTAGTCATTTGCGATGCAAATGTAAATCCCATCTTATGCCCAGCGATAAGGTCAAACTCAGCACCTGTCTTATTAAGATTATGACTGATGTAGACTGTAAATCTATCAATCATACCTAAACGACCGTTACGTAGTGGAGATGAACCATCACCTGTTATAGATGCATCCTTAAGGTCAGATTGCTTGATGTGAGCTCCCATCTTTGCTGGAATGACCAAGAAACGGTCACTCTCAGGAGAGTTAGCTTCATCAAGAACCAGACCCATGTTGATAATATGCTCGATAACATTAGCTTTAGTTAGAGCAACTGGAGTACCAGCTACACCTACATTAATATTACCTGAGATACGACCAGCAGTTGCGCCTTTATTAGCAGCAGCGATACCCGGAAGGATATCTGCCAACACACGTTGGTCAATCTTAAGCTTCATACGCTCGGAAGCGTCTTTAGACCATTGGTCCATCATTTTTATATCTGCCTGGACTCTATCAACGTCGTCTTCAACTGCCGCAAAATACTCACCTTTATCAATGAGTAGTTGCAACTTGGGTTTATCTGGGTTCTCGACCGTTAAGGTTTGACCCTTCACATAATCGCGGACTGTCAACTCAGGTGTGGTACGGATATTAACCGTGTCACCGTAGTTTTTAATCTCGCCCTCGTAGTCAGTATTAGAAATTGCTGCCAACACCGTAGCGTCGTAGAAATTTTCAATAAGTTTACCTGACCAAATCTCTGGGATAAAATTCCCAGTGTATGCCGGTTTACCGGATGATACTGCAAATGCCATAGTAGTCTCCTATATAATTATTATGCAGTGACGATGCGACCGTCTCGCTGTGCAGCGAAAATGTCGCGTTCTATTCTAGCACGTTCTTTATCCTGACCTTTATATTTCCCTTGTTTAATATCGTTATAAAACTGTGCAATATCTGAAGGGGCGTATGTCTGGTCACCAGTTGATGTAGGAGTACCAGTGGATTTACCTTTACCTGGTGCAACCTGCTTCTCTAGTTGGGTTTGAGAATTTGCTTTTCCTTTTTGAGCTCGTGGCTTACCATTATTTTCTCCCCAAGTTGAGAAAAAGTTAGATACCCGTTCTACATCAAAGTTGCTTTGTGCATCTTCTAAGTATGTCTGGCGGCTAATCCCTGTCAATGGGTCGATACTCAATAACCAGTTTTGAAAATCCGGGTCAATGTTAGTATCTCTCCAATTTGGGACATTAGATTCTAATGCAGACCAAAATGAATGTTCAGCACTCTGGTTCTGTTGTTGTGATAACTGCTCTACGCGAGGTGCCACACCATCAAAATTAGATTTTAATTGCTGAATAACTGATTCTAACTGGGCTATACGATTGTTAGCCATATTAGACTCTTCCTTAGATACACGACGCATAACATCAATAGAGTCACCATAATCCTCCATATCTTGCTCTGTTATCAGAACTTGAGGCTTCTCCGGTTCTACTGGAGTAGCTGGAGTAGGTTCTATCTTGTTAACTGTTGTACTAAGTAATTTCTCTAATTGACTAACCCTATCTGCTAATTCACGTTTACCTGCGTGTAAACGAGGAATTTCTGCATTGTACATTCCCTGTAGGGTCTTATATTTTTGTTCTAATGTTTTATCATCTTGAGTGCCTGCTACCGTTTGCTCTTCTGGTACAGGCTGAGCTGCTTGTTCATCAACACGGTCGGCGGGTGCTTCTGCAACTACAGCTTCCCCCTCAACAGGTTGGGTCTCAAGACCCTCCTCGTTAAGGTCTGCATATAGTTGTTGCACTGCCTCTGACTGTTTTTGTACTTGCTCTGGTATTGCCATGTTATTGCTCCTATATTGGTATGCGTAATAAAATACAGCTATCCTTTAGACTCTGCTGCTAAATCTGGGGACTTCTCAGCAAAATCTGAGAGTTCCTTTAAAATCTGACACCGTCCCTGAGCTAATGCCACATTCGTAGTCACGTTTGGTAACTGCCCTAGTTCATGCGACTGCCATCCTTTAATCCACTCTAATAGAACTGGATACTGACGAACAGTCGCTCCTAGTGCATGAACAACCTCTGGTTCAGGCCTTATCAACCTGCACCTCCCGTTACACGGTTACTCACTGTGTTTCCTTCACGTCCACCTTTGGGAGTGCCGTCTGGTTGCGTTGGAGTTCCACCCTGCGGAGCTTGCTGCGGTGCAGCTAAAGCTTGCTGGGCGTTCATACGCTCACTAAAACCGGCTTTTTCCCGAGATGGAATGATATCATCCACAGGCATTTGCAAACCTTTAGCCACTTCGCGAAGAATCGCGGCACGGCCTTCTTTACCAACAATTTCCATGTCGATTTCGTTGGCGGTTGCATTAAGAAATTCAATTCGGCGTACATTGACAGTCTCCTTGACTGCTAAGTTAATAGCGCCGCGGGCAATAATCTCAACATCGCCCTTAATACTTTCATCTGGGTCATATCGCATATTATAAACAAACTGTCTATGAACAACCTTTTTAATTACATCACTGTCAATATGCATGACTACTTGTCTAATTCCTTTACCAGCTGAACCCATAAGCATGGATAGCCCTGACGCTGTGCGTCCTGCTCCATGTACATTAAGGTCACCTGAAATATAAGATGGGATGCCTGAGTGGTCGTCAGCTAATGCGCTGAACTTCTCATATACTTGCATCAATGTGGTTGCATTATCTTCTGGCTGTGTAAACCTTACAGCTGGAGCACTAGCTCCTAATGGGTCATTGGTTACCTGCCAAATCTTCCAAGGATGAAGCTGAGTAATGTCTTCATTCGGGGGTATACGTTCCAAGTTAACTTCCACTTGAGGACCTGATGCGATACCCATATTATTAACCAAAGCTCGTGCAGACGCATTACAAATATTCTGTACATCTTCAATAACTTCAGGTATACCTTTACCCCAAAATGCACCGGGGCTCTTAATAAGGGATGTTTTTGCATATGGTTTTTCTCCTAATGGGTCATAATTTAATACTGCTTTAACTATATAGTTACCTATAATCCATATGCATGCCTCATACTCGCGAGCTTCATCTGGTACTTCATCTTCCTCTAAACCCCATTCACGTAGCATTTTGCCACTTATTTTGCCATGAAACTCTAATGCATCAAAAATCTCTGTAGGTCTGGTATAACTCTGTGTCTTACGCTCAGCATCTTCTTTCTCAAGCTGTACATCCTCGTTAACCCAACTTGTTAAGTTTTCATCTTGTAGAATCTTACGTATAGCTTCTTCATCATAATTAGGAACACCTATCAATTCGGATAGCTCCATACGTGTTAATGGATGATGTTCAAATACATATCCCTCATCAATATTTGTAATTCCTGGTTCAGGATAAATCTTGAATGGGTCAACCCTTTCATACTCAGGAGCTAGCTCCTCACCTGCTTCTGCAATCGTTTGTCCTTCATCACCTATTGTCCATTCCAAGCGACGCTGACGTCGTACCACCGGTCCCTTAATGAATGCACATGGAAATGTTGCAAGGTCAGTAATAAAATCATCAAATGCTTCAGCCCATCCCCCGTGAGCAAACTGGTCACTAATCTTTACTTTCATCCTGTCAGCACGATTCTGTGCGTCCTGTAATATCTTGAAACGATAGTCTTGTGTTACCATCTCTTTCAGTTCTGCCATCTCACCTTCAGTTGGTGCTTGGCCTGCAACTTCAACAATTTTTAATACGCTAGCTGCAAACGCTTGCTCAATCTCTTCAGCCTGTGTTGGAGATAAATCAGGTAGTGGGGTTGGACCTAAATCCCAAGGTGGAGTACCAGTATCTAATAAGATATCCCGCAACCAGCTTTCGGCTGCGCGACACTTAACTTCAGTAATCCCCATATAAATTGTAGAACCACCTTGTGAATGAATAGCAGATAACTTATCAGGTTCATACTCACCATTGCGCTGCCGCATTCCTTTAAGCATGATAGTCTCAATGGGCTTTTTAGCTCGCTTAGCAGCGTCCCAACACTCTTTTAAATGAGCAGTTATCCCTAAAAATAAAGGTTCATTCTGTCTTTCTTCAAGCGTACGGTCTTCTTCCTCGCGCTCCTGCTGGACCATAGTAGCATTACCCACAACTCTTAAAGGCATGATTTATTCATTTGGTTTCATTACCCGACATATTACACAAATTACTTCCTATATGCAATCAATTTCTCCTTTAAAAGGCTCCCCCGAGAGGTGACTCATCGAGGGAACCAGGTGCGCCTACGTGGAAAAGGAGAGTAAAACCACACCCAGATATATAATATCATGTCCATCCTATTGCTGCAACTTGTTTTATATCTCTTTTTCTATTGAAGTCAATTTCATAGGAAATATTACCTATATGAAGCATCAAATATTGTAGTGCCTCTGCAACATGGGAGTGTTTATTCTTGTCAATCGAGCCATTTGTCTTATGATAACGATAGCCCCCCATCATTGCTGACTTAAGTCTAGTACACCTAGGGTCAACTAGAAATGCTGTATCACCATCTACGTGCCGCATCAAATATTCATCTACTGCATTGACTCTTGCTGATACACTATTAGTCTTTGCAGGTCGGACATTAAACCCTTCCGCTTTAATAATGTCTACTGCTGAGCGCTCATCAGTCTGTGCACGTTGTATACCGGCTGGGTCTACA